CCTGTTGGGTCTAACATTTCAAGGTCGACGTTCTTTTTGTAACCCGCAGCATAACCCATACGACCTGTTACAGATTCCGCATGTAAACGAACCCATTCCATAATCGCTTGTGTAGCTGACGGACCAATTGGGTCACGGAATTTAACCGTCATCGTACCCCAAGTAAATCTACCTGATACGAATGTTGATGTGTTTAAAAATGGTATTTCAACACCTTTTATGTCAATAGTTGGTCTTCCTGATGATTCTACAAACCATTCATTTAATCCCAACGTACTATCAAATCTTAAGATAAATCGGTTCGCTCTTTTTGGTTCATAAGGAACCGGCATTTTCATGAGTAAATCAGCCATAGTATATTTTTTTTTCTTATTTTATTTTTATTTTATGTGTATCTATAAATACTACCAAGTAAACTTTTTCTCTTTACTTTTATTTTTATCTTTTTATCGTTCCACTAGACCAGTCCAGAATTTAATATTTCTTCTTAATTCCTCCTTTAGTAAGATAAGTTTGTAAGATATTATTTGGTTCTTTTTCAAACTTCTTCTTCATTAGCTCAACATTTCTTAAATCATCATCTGAAAAGCCTATAGTGGGTAAAAATCTATTCATTACTAAATTTTTAATTCTAGCTCTTTGATGTAATTCTTCTGATAATTGTTTTACATAAGTAACAAACTCCCTCATTGCGTCTACTTTTGCTTCTTCGGGATTTGCTTCGACACTTGCACCATAACTTACAGGGTAAAATCTACACATGTCCAAATAATCGTTTATTAATTGTTTGTCACTCTTGTTTTCCATATCCATAAAGGTTCGGAATTTTTTGAGGTTTTTTACAAGTTGTTTTCTATCTATGCCGTCAAAATTCATGACAATCATATTATACACGGCATCTCTTAAAGTTTGTGGAGAATGACCTCTTGCAGTAATGATTGAAAATATTGAACCATTATTAATTGCCTCAACAAAGTCATTCCAAACCGGACCTTTTTTTGCTTTGAAGACATCTACTTTAAATTGTTCATCTCCGTCAGTTCTAAAATTTCTGAAAGCAGTTGATGGGTCCATTCCAACAATAGTGTGTCCATTATATTCAAATGGCGTTTTTCCTAATTGAGTTCTGTATTCTGCAAAGTCCTCAGTACTCATACCGACTTCATTACCATTCTCGTCCAATACCATAATTTTTGTTGGCATGACCATAATATTGTCATCCCAATCAAAAGCGTAGTATTTTAAACTAGGGGTCCCATGTTCTGTGAATCCCTCTACTAATTTATTTTTTAAGATATTCATCTATAAATTTACGGCTAAAAAGGGACACCTTACGATGTCCCTTGTTTTTTTATTAGATATCTTCAAATGAAGCTCCTGTTGGTGTTATTAAGAATTCGATATCGATGAATTCTAATGATTTGGTTGGTTTCAAGTAAATCTTACCTACCAATTGGTTTCTATCCAAATCAGCTGGGTCTGAAGAAACTGTTACACGGAAATCATATAAACCTCTATCTCTTCTGATTGAATCCAAAATTGGGTTAACAGAATCCAAGAAGTCCTGTCTAACTTTTTCGTCATTTTGTTCAAACAGCAATCTTGCTGCGACAGCTGAAATTAATTTACGTGTTTGTAATAACAATCTTCTTACGTTGATTCTATCCAAAGCAGACTCTTTAACTTGAAGAGTTTTGTTACCCCAAATTACTGTTCCAACATCTGCAAAAGTTGCAATTGGGTTAATTCTACCTTCATACAAAGTATCTCTTTGTGGTTGTGTAAGTTTAACTCTCGCTTTGATTGAGTTAACCAAACCTCTTGTGTAACCCGCGGATGCGAACCAAGGGAATGCTATGTTGTCAGTCAACGCTAAGTTTCTTGTTACTTCACCTGTTGGTGGTATGTAAATTTGAGTGTTATTAACCGTGTCTCTTACTAAAATCCAAGGATAATAAGTTGCGGTGTAGTTTGAATCAATACCTGTAGTGTCAAGATTATCAACCGCCTGTGTTGGTAATATAATATCATCAACCGTTACAACAGGTAAATTAACATTTACGTCAGGTGTTGTACAAATGTAAAGTGAATCTGCTCTATCTTCTTGGACCATTTCGATTGCCGATTCAACTAAGTTCGAGTTGTTTACATAGTCGATACCAGGTGTTACCAATACGTTAATGTTAACCGCTTCAGGGTTGTTGAATGTGTATATACCTAACAAATATGCGTAGTAGTCAGTTGTTGACCAATTCGTAACGTCTTGTTCAATTACTATTTGTTTGAACATACCTGATTCTGATGCCGAAGGATATCTACCTAAAATATCACACGCTCCTTTAGCCCAGTTGGCTCCACCAATAATGTAACCATCTGTGTTAGTTCTTTTTCTTGTATAAATGTCCCATCCGTCAAAACCACCTTGAACCAAGAAAGTAAACTTACGTGATTGTATTGTGTAATAAGGGTCGTTAGGGTTTGTTGGGTCTGATTGGAATGAAGCATCACCCACATCAAACATTGAAGTTCCTGAAGTTGAATAAATATCAGGAATTGTTACTACTGTTGCTCCTGAATCCATATGGAAACCTTTAGATAAGTAATTCCAATCAGTTCCTTCAACAGAACCACAAAGGTTACCAGGATTACGTTTTCCTTTATACATAAAGTAATCAGGGTCCCATCCATATGCAAATGCAGTTGAAAAACCTAAATATGTTTGTCTGATTTTATCTCCTGAACTATAAATTGCATTATCACCACCAACAGCCGCACCAAAAGGTGGGTTGGCGATTATTTCGTTTGGATAGTTGTAAGAAGTTTTATATGTTGGGAAAGGACTTATTCCTCCTGAATATAATCTAAAGTTATATCCTTCAAAACCACAAGGTAATGAAGTTATTGGTGCTTCTTCATTAAGTTCTAACATTATATATTTAGAAAGTAATGCGTATTCGCCATTAGTACTGCCAATTTTCTTACCTACGTATGAGTTAGACGCTGGGTCTAAACTACAGTTTGTAAATCTTTCCAAGAAAACAGGGTTTGAATCTGTATCTGAGTAACTACGAACACCTACGTCAAATGTTCCATTGTTAAATGAAATATTCAATATTGAAACTTTAACCTCTAAGTTAGATGCGTTACCGTCAGAAATTGTGTGAACTCTGAATAGTTTGGTTACTTTATTACCTTCTAATTGAGAAACAACCCAAGGAGAAACTGCACTTTGGTATCTTTGTAAGTAGTTTCCGATTGATGTTAAATTATTACTTCTTGCACTATCTAATTGTACAAAATTACAATTTAAACCTCTAATATATCCTTGGTTATAAGAGTTGGTTAATAAAATTGGGAAAACCTCCTCAACAAATAATGGAACGTCAGCTTGTTCTTTACCAAAGTTAGTTCTACCAAAAACCTTAGTAATGTAGTTAGCTTGATTTGCCAACAATGATGTTTCAAAACTAAATACTGTATTATCGATTGTTGCCCCTGAAACCGCGAAAGTTGCGAATGGGTATTTGTTTACATCTGAGTATGTTGGTACTGATGTACAATCAAAAGTTGCTGCTGAACAATAATACTCAGGACCTGTATTGTTTCCTGTGTAAGTTGCTATACCTCTTGACCTTAAAGTTGCAACAACCATGTTGTCGTAATCACAGTAAGAAACACCTGAGTAAGTATATAAGTTACCTGAAACAACTCCTGAGAATTCATCAGGGGTTGACCATGTATTATCAACACTAGTAACTACAGTAAAGAAAGAGTAACCCGAATATTCGCAACTACCTTGGTTATCAAACATAGCGTAGAACCAAGGGTCGTTAGTATCACTATCTAAATCATTCAAACTGATTTCTAAATCATCAACACCGAACACGTTTGTTGCCGCGGTGTAAGGACCTGAAGTGGTTAAAAACTGATAGTCAGCGTCTGCAACACTACCATAGTAATCAATACTTTCAGTTGCTAATGTACCTCCTGTTGAAGCGTCATTTGACAAAAACCAAATGAAATTTTGCATATCACCACTTACCGAAGATGTACCACCGTTAAATGTGGTATAAGTACCAAAGTGATTTGCAATTGCGGTTGGTAGTGGTGTTGTTCCGAATGGGTCAAAAACAATTGTAGAACTACTTCCTGATGTACCTGAAAATTCGCAACTCCATGTTGTTGTTAATGCGGTATTCATACCAACAGTTCCTGGGTCAACGTTTGCAATTGTTGTTATTGACCATGACGGACCGGCATCATAACCCGATAATCCAAGAACTCTTGTTACGAATAGTTGGTTTGATTGTTGTAAATATGATTTCGCTATATAAGCGGCCTCGTATTTTGGTATTTGTGTTCCAACAAATTTCTCAGGTTGGGTTCCTCCGAAGAACGCTTGGAACTCATCATAATTTGTTATGAAGATTGGTTCAAAGGCCGGACCTTTGATTGTTTCTCCCACGATACCTAGTGTAGTTACACCCACACTTTGTGCTACGAAGCTTAAATCCCTTTCCGATGTATACACACCCGGTGAAACGAAGACTTTATTTGATGTTGCCATTACTCTGTTTTCTTAATGTCTAATTTTATTTTATTGTATAAATATCCACTAAAAACACAAAAACTTTACTTCTAAATATGTATTTATAAATTGGGCAGATTATTTTCTGCCTTTTTTCTACCTTATGGAAAAACCACGCAAGAAGATTAAAAATTTAAAAATATCTGTTGAGACACACGATGTGTTAAAAAGATATTGTGACAAAAGAGGTCTTAAGATTTACAAGTTTTTAGAAACTTTGATTTTAGAAAAGTGTAAAGAAAAAAGAGACCTGTATGGTGAGGATTAAACAATCGTTGCTTGCCACCCAATAATGGACTCATTCGATGGGTTTGTTTTGGTAATGTCAATTCTAAGAACATCACCTGAATTAATTTGGATGTTAGATATATCACTTCCAAAAAAATCACCATTAATAAAAACATCATAACTATCAACATTATCTACAGAAACATTAAGTAGATTAACTCTATATGGTAAATTTTTTTCTATAGATATTTCCGATGTTTTGTACTTATAAAAAATTTCAAATTGGTTTGGATTTAGAGGATTTACATTTCGTTTTCCTCTTAAAGTTTTTGTCCCAACTTCGGTTAAGGTTAAGGTTCTTGAGATGGCGGGTTTTACTTCAAATTCTTCCTCATCAATAAGAATTCCCAACATAGTAAAATTATATGTTTGAATATAAAATTTTCTTTTTTCCAAATCCATAACATCTTCGTCCGACACACTATCTAAAAGGATTGGAATATAGTGGCCTTTAATAAAGGCATATGCTTGACGAGAAGAAAAATTCTGCATAACAATTTTGTTGAACTGATTTAGTTCTCTCATTCTGTTACACATTATTTTAACTTGGTATGTTATGTCCACAGGTATTGGTTGTGGAATGGTATAAACATCGGCACCCCTTCTGTTACCGTCCCAAGTCGGAACCACCGCAAATAAAAATTGTTTTCTATCGGGGATTGTGTAGATGGTGGGGTTACTACCATATTTTACTTCAGGTTGTCTGATAACAGTAATGAATGGTAAATCAACGTTGTTATCTAAATCTCTGAAGTTCCATGTTTCAGTAAATTGAGCCCAGTTCTGTGATGTAATGATAATATCAACAACAGGGACTCTCGCACCTGATGTGGTCATTTCCAAAGTGTTCTTAACAAAATCCAACATCCCCCTATCCAAGTCGTCATGTAAAACTGACTTAGGTAAATAAGTTCCGTCCTTAGTAATATAACTAAGAAGTTCTTCTCTCCTTGCGTATAAAGTTCTTTGGTTCTTTAACGGGAGTGTAGGTTTGACTATTTTTTTTGGTAATGCCATTATGTATAAATAGTTATAGTCCTCTAAACTCATTCATGTTTACAGGAGCACAATCGTAAGTTTTGTAGAATGGTTTATATCCGCCATAAGTGTGTTTCAAATCTGACACCACCCTTCCATCATCCACAACGGTGTAGTATCTAACTTTACTTTCTGTTTCGTAATATCCGATGTAATCACCGAAATCAATACTAATTTGTAATTCATCCAAATCTTTTTGGTAAACAGAAAATGTCATATTACCTGGTTCGGTTTGAGCAATCTTTGATGTACCCAAAAATTTGTTTTCAGGTTGAACAATTTTAACATAAGCCTTGAATTGAACAGGTGCCAAGAATTGAATACCATCTTCTAAAGCTTCACCATATACGTCATCCGTTTTGGTTTTGTATCTGTCCACCTTGTATAAGACCAATGTGAAATTCATATCACCATCCAACCATTCTCTACCCATAGAAATGTCTAAGTCGAAATCTTCTCCTCCGAAGAATTTACCTAATCTTGTTATTGGAACTAATTTCTGTGCCATATTATTTTATTGTTGAATTTAATGTTTTTATTTCACTTGAATTTGCTATTAGTGTTACCCCTAAATATTTTTTTATTGTATCATTTAAATGATGTTTTAATCCATGTATTCTTTCGGCGGTTTCTTGGTCTATACTGTCTTTGTTAACGTAGAAAACATAACCAGCATAATACGTGTCTTGTGGTTGGGCGTACCTACGAAAGTTATCTAACTTAACTTTATCTATTCCTTTAACACCTTTAGTGAAAACAGATATTAATTTCATAATTGCCTTTTTAGCATCCAACTCATTATCAAAAACAGCCATTATTGATAAATACCTAATTTTTTATTATTATTCTATAATATTGTATGAGTAATGTATTAACCACCATAGAAAGTAGAGCCCTAAATATTTTAGAGACATACGACGGTGCAAACAATTATATTCTCAAATTACAACAAAAATTCAGGACAAATAAAAAATTTTATCCAACAAGGTCTCAAGCCGAATACGTTGTAAATTATTCCCCAAACACACCAAAGGTTGCCAAGAAATGGGTTGACCTTGACCAATACTTTGCTCAAAAGATTGCCGATGATAAGGGGTATATTGAAATCCCAACCAAAGTATATGTTGAAAAACTATTGGTGGAAAAAGATGTGTCGTTTCATATTTGGGGTAAGTTTTTTGACCGTCAAGAAATTTTTGATTTTTGGGTTCCAAAGGCGGCAATGTTAAAAGACAACTCAATCAAAGACGTTGAGATTGATTTTTCAAAGTATTCCCACCGTCCATTGATGTCCCATCAAGAAGAAGCGGTGAAACGATTGGTTGTTAACAAAAGATTTATTTTGGCTGATGATATGGGACTTGGTAAAACAACCGCTACTGTGGTGGGGGCATTAGAAACAGGTGCCAAGAAAGTTTTAGTTATCTGTCCCGCATCTTTAAAAATTAACTGGCAAAGAGAAATCTCAAATTATACAGACAGAAGTATTTCGATTATTGATGGAAAGAAATGGGAAGACGCTGATTTTGTAATCATAAATTTTGACATCATTAAAAACTTCCATGATGTTGCACATAAAGATGAGTCCATCATTTTAAAATCCAAATTTGATTTGGTTATTATTGATGAGGCACACTACATACAAAACACACAAGCACAAAGAACAAAATTAATCAACGACTTTGTAAAGATTGTTGACCGACTTTGGTTATTGACGGGAACTCCGATTACTTCACGACCTATCAACTATTTCAACTTATTGAACCTTATTCAATCTCCTGTGGCATCCAATTGGATGGCTTACGTAAAGAGATATTGTAATGGGTTCCAATTCAAGGCGGGTAAAAGAAGAATATGGAACGTGAGTGGAGCATCCAACTTAGATGAACTAAGAGAAAGAACCCAAAGACAAGTATTAAGAAGATTAAAAGAAAATATATTAGATTTACCTGAAAAAATTATTACACCCGTTTACTTGAGATTAAAATCAAAAGAGTATGAAGAACTTATGGGTGAATATTATGATTGGTATGATAAGAGTGGTGAAGCGGATTCATTGACATTACAATTTTCAAAACTTACGAAAGTTCGTCAGGTAATTGCCAACGAAAAAATAAACGCGACCATTGAGTTGATTGAAAGTGTGTTGGAGCAAGACAAGAAAGTTATTGTCTTTACCAACTTTACAAACTCATTGGAATTGATTTTAGAAAAGTTTGGAAAAATTGCAGTTCGTGTTGACGGTTCTTGTTCTCAAAAAGAAAGACAATATGCTGTTGATGAATTTCAAAACAATGACAAAATCAAAGTGTTTGTTGGAAACATTAAAGCTGCAGGTGTGGGTTTAACCTTAACCGCCGGTGAAATTGTTATCATGAATGACTTATCGTTTTTACCATCAGACCACTCACAGGCTGAAGACCGAGCATATCGTATTGGACAAAAAAATTCCGTGTTGGTTTATTACCCAATATTTGACAACACAATTGAAGGAATCATTTATGACATACTTCAGAAAAAGAAAAATATTTTTGAAACCATTATGGGTGACAGAGTTAGTACCGAAGATAACGGAACAACTGCGTCAGAAATTCTTGAGAGAATCAATAACTTGAGGTAAAATAACAAAGTCGTGTTATTTATATAATATATTAAATGAACGACAAAAATGAAAAATTTAGTGAATAGAGTTCAAGAATTAGAAGAAGAGATTCTAATTAAAGAAGCGGTGAAGGAAACGAAGAGAAGAAACGAAAAAGCCGTAAACGAAGCCAGAAAAATCAAAGTAGAAAAGTTACCATACGGTTACGATTCTTTGAAAAAATTTATCGACCCTGAGACAATGGATGTCCATTACAACAAACATTATAAGGGTTATGTTGATAAATTAAACACCGCACTTGAGAACAAAGACGCGCCCGATGATTTAGAAAAGATTGTTAAAGGAATCAAAAGATTCAACAAAACAGTTAGAAACAACGCGGGTGGAGCTTACAACCATCAATTGTTTTGGAACATGTTGACCCCGAAGAAAATGACTCCTCGTGGTTTAATCATGAAACACATTACAAAAAACTTTGGTTCATTAGCCCTGTTCAAGAAAAAGTTTGAGGGTATTGCCAAAGAAAGATTTGGGTCAGGATGGGTATGGTTAATATTAACCGATGACGATAAATTAAGAATTATGTCGACCCCAAACCAAGACAACCCTTTGATGAATGTTATTGAGGGTGGTGGTTATCCTTTACTTGGCTTAGATTTGTGGGAACATGCCTATTACCTTAGATACAGAAACAAAAGAGATGAGTACATTAAAAACTTTTGGAATGTTGTAAATTGGGACTTTGTGGAAAACTCGTTGAAAAGTAGATTGAAGATTCCTTTGCAGGAGTCGGCAAAACAACTTATCTTCGAAGAGATGAAACCGACAATGTGTCCGGCACAAACAACAAAAAAATACGAAAACTTTTTAAATGCCAATGAAAACCTGTACGGAGAATACAGAAAACAAATCGACAAACATGTTCAACAATTCTTTGGTTCTTTGATGAGAGCGGCAAATAAAGAATATGGTTCAGGGGTTTATGGATTAGAGGGTGATGAAAATAAAAGGTCACTTATCAACAATTGGAACACAAACATTGCGGTATTCTGTTATTTGGCAGAAGAAATCAACAAGAAAGTTGTTTCAATGGGTAGAGACCCATTTACATTCTTAACAGCAGAAAACGACGAAATTAAAAAATCTGAATTTCAACGATATCTAAGAGCAATAAATTATTTCAAAAAAGATATCTTTAATATGGACGGTGATTTGTTCAAAAACATCATGGGTATCTTGGATGTAATTTACGGAGCGGGAGAAAGAAGAGAAGCTCGTGTTATTGAAAAGATGAGAGTGTTATTGGGACCTGAAAATGTTGACCACACAGGTGGACACGGAAAACAAGAAGATTTTAAAGGAAACGACGCGAAGTTTATTAAGGACGGTACTAAACACACAGCACAAATTAAACCATTTTGGAAGATGGTGAAAACCAAAGAAGGTACTTACGAAGTTTATTCTTCAGGAAAAATTCACAAATACAGAACTGATTGGATGATTTTTGAAAGTGAAAAAGTTGGTGTTCGTGTGTTTGATAATAAAAACGTAACGTTGGGGGACGGAAAGTATATATTTCCAATAGAATCGTTACTGTACACAATATCATAATACGAGATATTTATTGGTTATGGCAGTTATACCAGAACCAGAAAGAACCCAACTCTACACTCGTATAAGACACCTGTTAGGTGCTCCATTAAGAAGTGTAGAATTAGAGGACGAACAGTTAGATTCACTTCTTCAGTTAGCTATTGATGATTATTCACAATACATTCTCGATTGGTTAATCGAATCACAATGGACTTCTTTGTATGGATTGGATTTAGATAACCAATCTTTAGCAAACGCATTAGTTACTCGTACCCTTGATTGGGAAACACAATATACTTACGCCTATTCTAAGATTGTTGGTTTACAAGCCGATGGTCCTTGGGTATTGAAAAAAGATTATTTTGACTTGGTACCAAACCAACAAATATATGAAATACCCGCGTGTCGCGAAATCAATGAATTATTATGGTTCACACCAGCAGAACAAAACAACATTTTATTTGACCCTTGGTCATTTGGATTCTTAGGCGGAACGGGTCTTGGTGGACCTGGTGGGTTTTCCCAAATAGGTTGGGGAGGTGGTTAC